TCCATATGTTAAGTATGGTGGGGTTTGGAGTGAGCCGGATAGGATTTACAGGAACACCAACGGAAACTGGAAGAGGATTGCCTAATGGCAAACGTAAAAATATCCGATCTGACAGCCGCCGCTGCCGCAACTTCAACCCAACAGTTTGAGGTAAACGATAGTGGCGCGTCCAAGAGCGTAACTGGCGCTCAGCTTAAGTCATTCGTTCTTGCTGACATTACGGCTTCTGCTGCTGAGCTAAACATCTTGGATGGCGCAACAGTTACAACTGCTGAGCTAAACATCTTGGATGGCGTCACGGCAACGACTGCCGAACTTAACATCCTCGACGGCGTCACCGCGACGGCGGCGGAACTGAACATTCTCGACGGCGTGACGGCTACCACGGCGGAGTTGAACTTCGTCGACGGCGTCACCTCCGCGATCCAGACGCAGCTTGATGCTAAACAAGCCGAAGATGCCACGCTAACCGCTCTGGCTGGCCTTAACACGACCGCAGGCTTGGTTGTTCAGACCGGAACGGACACGTTTACCAAGCGGACCATAACGGCGGGAACTGGCATTACGGTCACTAACGGAAACGGCGTTTCTGACAACCCGACGATTGCGGCGGATGCACCTACAACTGCTCAGGTCGGCTCTGCTACGGCTGGCTTGGCTGCACTAGCTGTAGGGACTTATATTATTGCTTGGAACACAAGCACAACTGCGGTCGCATCTGGCGGTACAATTGCTGGGTCCAGCTTGCGGTATCAGTCAACTCTTGCATCGGGCCTAAATCCGTTTGACACGAAGTCACAATCCAGTTCTACGTTTTCCACTACTGGTAATACTGCTCTAACTGGAACGTGGCGGGCGCTGACCCATGGTGGTGGCAGACTTACAGTAGGCTCGGGGCGCAGCACCAGTTACCAATGGCCCGCTGCAATTTGGTTGAGGACAGCATGATGAACTACAGAAACCCAAAACGGACTTCCGAAGGCTGGATCGACTGCGAGATCGAACATACTGACTACGGGTGGATACCGTTCACCTGTGACCCGAATGACACCGGGGCTTTGTTCGACACGGCTGCACTTTACGCCATGATGGAAGCAGACCCTGCAACCGCACCCTACGTCCCTCCCACTGAGGCAGAACTTCTGGCGGCTGCAAGCACTGAGGCACGTGCGCTCCGCGCAGGTCTTCTTGCTAAGCATGTAGACGCCTTTGTCATGAACCCACTTCGCTGGGCCGACCTGACCGCAGAGCAGCAGGGCGAGATTGCAGCCTACCGTCGTGCGCTGCTAGACATCACGGATCAACCGGGTTTTCCGACAAACATTGCTTGGCCGGAAGTCCCGGCCTTCGCGCAGTGACGCTCTACCTGCCCGGTCTATCTTTTGTGGCTGTCCCAAAGACGGCCACAATTTCTATTGAGCGGGCCTTCTCTCCCTTCGCTTTCGACTTCAAGCCCCATCAGCACCACGCTGTTGATGAGGTAAAATCCCGCTCCCCCAACCCATGCTTGGCCGTCATTCGGCACCCACTGCGCTGGATGGAGAGCTACTACAAATATCTCCGCTTCTCGCCGTACTTCGCGCATTCAGGCTCCATCTGGGGCCTGCATTCAAAGTCGTTTGAGCAGTTTGTCTGGGCCTACATTCGTGGGCAGCACATGTGGCCTGAGCCGCTGAGAGACCAGTCGTCCTATGTCTCGCGCAACGGCAAGGCGGTTGAGCATCTTTACCGATACGAAAACCTAAGTAATGCCGTCGATCACCTGTGTGAAGCCTGCGGTGCAAGGGTCGCTTTAGAGCGGCACAACGTCTCACGCAATGTGCCTCTTGATCTATCCGCAGAGGCGGTGTCTGCATTTGAGCAGTCAGCAAAACGCGACTATGATCTATACGAAACCTTGGGGTTAGCACATGCCGCCTAAAATTCTCTGACGGAGTAAAATATGGAAACGATGGAAGTTGTTGAGACGGTTATGCAGTGGATTGTAGCCCCAATTGCTGGCTTTGTTTTCTGGATGTATCGCACACAGCAAGACCACGCTACTAAGCTGGCCGTGCTTGCGGCAGTGCATGAGGCAAACAAAGAAGCTCATGACCGGGAGTTCAAAGAGATGCGAGAAAACTTCAAACGCGTCTTTGAGAAGCTGGACGGCATTGAAGCCGCTTTGAGAAAGTGAGCGTCCCTCTGATCTGGGTGGGCTATACCCATCTTTGGATCGACGGGCGTATGATCTTTGTTAAGATTTGTAGATACACTGCGGAGATAGCAATAGCCGTTGATCCTTTGTCCTTCTGTCCACCGTTCTGGAGCTTGTGATGTTTGACCCAGTTAGCATTGGCATGGCAATCAGCGTTGGAAGCAAAGCCTTCTCAATGCTTAAGCAAGGCATTGCTGCTGGCCGCGAGATACAGGACATGGCGTCCCAACTGTCTGAATGGGGCAAGGCTGTGTCTGACATTGCCTACGCTGCGGACAAGGCTAATGAGCCTCCCGGCGTCTTCAAGACGTTGTTTGGCAACAGCAATCAGAAGAGCGCTATCGACATCTTTGCTGCTCAGAAGCAGTGCGAACAACAGCGCAAAGAGTTGCGCCAGCTTATCAGCTACACTTACGGCAACGATGCTTGGCTAGAGTTTCAGGCAATTGAGCGTCGAGTGCGAGAGCAGCAACGTGAGCAAGTCTATCGCCGCAAAGAACTAATCGAAGGCATACTCGAAGCTGCGCTGTGGACTGGAATTATCTTGGCTACAAGCGTTATTGCAGGCTTTGGTCTCTACTTCTGGGGCCGCTATTTAGGGAGGTGGTGATGGTGCTGGAACACTGGATATGGCCAATCTTTGCTATCATTATTGGCGGACTTTTTTATTTCAGTGAAGACGGATGGTATCGGTATCCGTGCCAAGACCCTGCTAACTGGGCATTGATTGAGTGCCAACCACCTATTTGCCTTCGCACAAAGAACTGCGCTGATGATCTGACAGGAGGTGTTGCGCCATGAGAAAGAATGACCCTGACTTTCTGGAAGCCAAGCTACGTTATTTTGTTGGCGTATCTTTGACTCTGATTTTGGGCTTTAGCATCTTCATCATTCTATACTCACTGGTCTTTGTTACCCAGCCTTTGGGTGAAAGCTCTGAGAATGACCGCGCCTTGTTTGCCATACTTACCCCCATTGCCTCGTTCATCACGGGTGCGCTTGGAGGTGTGATGGCCGCAGGCAATAACCGCAAACGTGACGCTGACCAGCAGGAGACAGAAGAATGATTGGACGCATGATTGGAATGTTCATGGGCCGCAAGCTCAAAGAGAAAGCCGTGGACGCTGTGCTGGACAAAGTAAACCTGCCTGACCCAGTGGAGACTGCAATCAAAGTTGCCGCCACTGGTAACGTGGGTGATTTGCTTGGCGGCATGGGCAAGGACATGGCACAGGAAGCTGTGCTTGGTGCAATCACAAAGAAGGTTCCGATCAAGAGACCTAAGAAATGAAGTGGCTGTCCTTGCTCTTATTGACGGCTGCGCCTGCTCATGCCTATGAAATTACCCGCGTCATTGATGGCGATACCGTGGAGATTGCGGTGGATTTTCTTCCGTCGCCCCTGCCGCCTAAGCTGTCAATCCGCGTTATTGGCATCGACACCCCAGAGAAAGCACCTCGCGCTCAATGCGATGCGGAAGCAGCTTTGGCTAAGAAAGCCAGCGCCTTTACAAAAGACGCGGTTGCCAATGCGTTTGAGGTCGATGTCAAAATACTCAAGTGGGACAAGTACGGCGGCAGAGTCTTGGGTGAAGTTTACCTAGACCGCCAGAGCCTAGCCCAAAGCCTGATCTCTGCTGGTCTTGCCCGTCCCTATAAGGGGGAAGCAAAACAATCTTGGTGCGAGGAGTAAGCACGATGTCTGATGCAATGAAGAAACTGCAAGAGAAGTGTGGAGTTGCTGCTGATGGTGCCTTTGGCCCGAACACAGCCCGGGCTATCGCCAAGCACTATGAGCTATCTCCTGAGCGCGGCGCTCATCTGTTGGGGCAAGCCAGCCATGAGAGTGGTGGCTTTAAGCTTACCAAGGAGAATCTAAACTACCGTGCGGAAACCATGTGCAAGGTCTGGCCTTCGCGGTTCAAGACTTTGGCTGATGCTGCTCCTTATGCCAACAATCCAAAGGCACTGGCTGATAAGGTTTACTCTGGGCGCATGGGCAATGGAGAAGGCGAGGGTCACATCTGGATTGGCCGTGGCTTCTTGCAGTTGACGGGCAAGGATAACTACCGATCCTTTGCCTCTGACATGCGTGTGCCTGACGTTATGCAGAATCCTTCTCTTGTCGAGACCGACTATGCAATGGAAACCGCTATGTGGTTCTTCGAGAAGAACGGACTGTTCGCCATTGCTGACAAGGGCGTGAGCGAGGATACCATCAAGCAAATCACCAAGCGTGTGAATGGTGGCTACATTGGATTGGATCACCGCAAGAAAGAGACCGAGAAGATTTACGGTTGGCTCAAAGCGTGATGTCGTGAGGGGCGCGATGGTGGATGATAAGCCGTAGCGCAGTCTGATCTTCGACCAATACAAAGCCGTGCTTTGTGCGCCCCTCGAATCACATCCTAATGCCCTGATGATTGGTCTTCAAGGCTTCGTATCGCATGATAGCAAGGAGCAATCTTTCTTTCATTGCGGTCGTTGCTCTTGGAGACAATGCTCTTGTTAGCTGGTCTCGGCTTATCCCTATTTCTTGGGCAGCAATTGTCCTTGATGGAAAAGTTGTCTTGCCTAGAGTTAGTGGCTTTGCTCCAGCTTGATTGCCAATCTGCCCGCCTGCCAGATTAAGGCCAACGCGCTCAAGTGTTCCAGTGTGAGATAGTCTGGTGCTGATGGCTGAGGGTGTGACGCCTGCCCACTGCGCTGCTTCTTTCTGTGATCTAAAAACTACGCCACGAATCTCGGTAATGTTTGTCAACTGCCGCCTCCTTTATGCGGTCGATCTCTGCTTTGTTTTTCTCTGCCATCCAGAGAATCATCTCATACTGTTCCAGTGTAACCCACCAGCCGGGAAGCTTGACGTAACCCGCGTCTCTTAGAGCACGGGCTGCTGGGCTATCGCTGGCGGATCGGGTCATTAGTCGCTGTCCCTTGTGATTTCGTAAGATACTAGATGCAGGACACCAACGGCTGCGGCGAGAGGCATCCGACCCTCATACTCATAGATCAGAGCCTTGATCCGATCACCCAGTTCCCCGGTCACGTCCTCGGCCCTCTTGCCGTCGCCCTTCAAGACGCGGATGTCAGTCATGGCTTTCCCCCATCAACGCTGTCACGTCAGTCAGGTCTGTGAACGTGAGGTAGCAGTGGTTGCTCTTGCCTATGCCAAGCAACACTTCGTGCTGGTGCATGGTGCGGCTCCTCGGTGCATACCGTAGCCCATTACGGCGAACCAACTCGCGTAGCAGTTCTTCGTCGGTATATTTCTGCAGGTCAGTCATGGCTCTCTCCTTTGATCTCTGCGAGGGTGGCGAGGGCGATGTCGCGCATATCTTTGAATGCTTCTTCCACCTCATAGTCTTCGCCCCAGATCATTTGCTCATCGCGCTTAGCAATGGCGAGCAGCCCAGCTTCCGCCTTCGCCAGCTTGTCAGTCAGAGCCTCGATGCGGGCGGCGGATTTGCGGCACCAATCGCAAGCCATTTCTTTGGTCGCATGTACTGGATAGCCGCAAGCGCCACAGCATGTTTGGTCACTCATGGCTCTCTCCTTTGATCAACGCGCTGTCAGCTTCTGCCAGTGTTTCTGCTAAATCGCGAACAGGAATGCCGCGCAAAATTCTTTCTGGGATAGGGCGAATGCGGTTTAGTGCAGACCGAAGCGCATTCCGCTCCTTGGTCAGGGCTTCGATGCGGTCGGCGGCTTGCTTTGTAAGAGCCACAAGACCGCCCCATGTCGGCTCACTCCGAAGCTGTTCAATTAGTTCTTCGTCAGTCATTTCCGCCCCCGTTCCCAAGCCGCCCGCGACAGCCGATTGGCCAGCGTGTCCATGTCTTCGATGGTAATCTGGCGGTTAGCCACAATGGCCCAGTAAACTAAGTCCATGAACCGCTTGGGCGGTAACACAGAGGCAGCATTGCTAATGCCAAGTGCTGCTTCTGACTGGATGTCACGGTGCGGCATGACCTCTTTGCTTCTGCGAAAAAACATTATTTCTTCTCCCTCTTGGCTCTCTCGACTACGCTATCAATCACGTCGATAAGCACTGGATTCTCACTAAGAATAATCTCTGCTCTGCGAATTGATGATGCCACAGTTGAATGGTCGCGCTTAACAACAGCACCGATCTGTTGAAGCGACATGCCTAGTCTCTTACGAAACGTGTAGGCCATGATGTGACGGGCGTTAGCTATGGCTGCTGTATTGTTGTAGCCAATAAACTCATCCTTGGTTACGCCAGCTAGCTCAGCGAAGGTCTCAATGATTACGTTCTCGTCGTGATCGTTGCCCTTGCGAATGGTTACAAAGATGCTTGGTTGTTTGTAGGCCAAGCCCTTTTCTCTGCGGTAACTGGCCTTCTTGGTTTCTTCTGCGCTCTTGGCCAGAAGATTTGCATACTTCTCTTCGTGTGTCATGGCTCTCTCCCAGAAGGTGCCGGGGCTTTCACCCCGGCGAAGTTGTTAGAACGGGATGTCGTCGTTAAGACGATCTTCTTTTGGTTTGCCTCCGTCTGCGCGTTGGTCAGAGACAGCGAAGGTCATGTAAGGATTGCCATCCTTCATGCGCTTCCATGCTGCGAGGCGGCGCTCACGATTGCCATCAGTGATTGGGCCTGTGTAATCCGGCGCACTCTCAGATTCTTTCTTCTCGTTGGGGAACAGGGTTCCAACCTTCTCGAAGATTTCGATGATCTGTTTGCCAGATTTTGTTTCGTCTTTGATTAAGACGACCTTCTTTTCACGGCCTCCGTCATTGACCTTGCCTTGAAGGATAAGGCGCTGCTTATCAAATGGCTTGAACGCTGCGCCTTTGTCCGTGTTGTCGTAGTCTGCCATGCTTCTGGCTCCTTGTATGAGATTACCAACCGCTTTCATCGGTCGGCTTACCTGAGTCTGCTGCGTACTTGTTGCCGTCATATTCCCCAAGGAACACATCGGCATTGAATCCAAGGTGAGACAAAGCCTTGGTCAATCCGTCAGTCACCGACATCTTCGGTGCATCTTCATTCAGCCTACCCTTCGTTGCGTCGAAGAACTTGCGACAGCCGGGGAAGGGGCCGAACACATTGCCGGGGCTTTCAGTCCAGACCTCGACATCTGACACAACGGCGGTGTCGCCATTGGACAGGTTCACAAAGTGTGTCTTGGCAACCCAGCCCCAGCCATGGCCAACGGGACCAAAGGCTTTGGTCGCTGACTTGACCTGATACTGAGGGTCAATGGATGTGAAGGATCGTGCGCCAAGCGTGACCTTCTTGAGATACTTGGGATCGGATTTGCAAACCGCATCCCATAGGCTCATCGTTGTAGTGTCAGTCATCTTTTGGTTCTCCTCTTGCGTAATCTATTGTGAACTTTACGGAGCCGATTCTTGGTTTATTGGGCGAAGACACTTCGTATCCAGTAATTGGACCCAGTGCTGTTCGGCCCGAGCCGAAACGATATTTAAATCTGGTTTCCATATCGCCGCCGTGTGTTTCCACAAGGTTATTGATAATGCCTTGAAGCTCTTTCAGTTTCATTGCTTACCTCACAGTGAAGAGAAGTGATCCGCTCTTGGACCGCTTGATGGTGAGAAGATCGCAGTAAACTTCCCGCTCGTTGTCACCGACCATTGCTTTCAGGTCTGACTTGGCGTTGTCAAAAGCCTTAGCTGCGTCCTTGTTCTGGATGTAGTCATGCGCTCGGCTGATGAACTCGTTGTCATGGCTGGCGTCTCGCTTGACCATCTGGTCCACCGGGATTTTGTCGATGGAGATTTGCGGCGTATCGACACCAACAGGTTCTTGATCCCGTAGAACGTAGCCCCAGAAGTCAGACACCACTGCCCACATTGAATTGAAATACTCTTCGTTGCGCGAGACATAGGCTGACTCCCACTTGCTGTTGCCAAAGATCACTGACAGGTAAGCGCCATCTGCATTTGCAAGCTTGGCGTATAGCTGCACCTGCGGCATGTACCGTTCAATCACTGCATCCATAGTGTTGAAGTGGTTGGTGTGTTTGGCTTCGACAATCTCGTTGCCCCACTTGGCGTCGATGGTTCCAACAGCAGGGACATTGCCGATGGTCTGGCTGAACTTTGCTTGATGATCGTGAAGCAAGCAGCCGCGCTGAACCTGAAACCAATTGAGGTTGAACGACTCAGTGTGTGAGCCAAGCTGAACTGCGATGTTGTTGCTGAGGTCGTCGCTCTCCTTGCGTCCTGTCTTGACCTGCCAGAGATCAAGCCAGTCCCCTTCAAGAATGCGAACGCAATCAGACCCGCCGATGAAGCCAGTCCTAATCATAGTGTTTCTCCCGTTTGTTATCCCAGTAATTACACTACTGCTTATGTGCAGCTATGTAAAGGTCATACTTCTGAAGCTGATCTTCAGTGACATGCTCAAGAAGTTGCTTGCGTTTGGGTCCGTGCAGCCATGATTCACAGATCGATTCTCCTGCGTTTACACGCTTGACTGCAATTTGAAGTGGGTCGATACGCCAAGACGTAGAGTCTGCGCTGTGCGCGGCTATTTGGCGGCTCTGCGCTGAAGCCCGCGCTGCGTCGATGAACTCTTTGATTGTCGGCAGGGTGCGGCTCTTGGCAGATCGTGAAACCTCCTTCGTAATTGAAGCGAGGAGGTTTCCGATCTGCTCTGCTGAGAGGGGTGATGGCAGGTTGGCGTTGATGGCTTCGATCACATCCATCGCTGACACCTTGGCGTCCACATCCCGAGGCATGTTGAACCTGATGATGATGTCAGACTTAAACCAGTTAGAGATGTGCGAGATGCGTTGACTATAGTCCATCGAGTGCATCCCCCCATCCTGACTTGGACTTGCGCTCTACCTTCTCAGCCTCAAGGTCGTCTTCCCAACGCTCACCATTCAACCACGTTGATGCGTGTGGGATAAACTTCTGTTCGGTTCCTGCCTCTGCCACATGCTTGGCGTAGGCCAGTGCTGCTTGAACAATTAGGTTAGGATCGGTTCTTGTTGCTGCTCTGGTAAATGCAGCACGGGCATCACCCTTCCCAATGCGGCGGGGGTATGCCTGCCAGAAGGCGAGGAAAAAGGGAGTGTCGAGGGGGTGTGCAGATTTTGCACCCGAAGTAGTAGTATAGTTAGCTACTCTTTTCTTAGTAATATCTAACCTAGTAATATTACTATCTACTTCGTGTGCAGAATTTGCACGGGTATCGTCTTCATCTGGCATGTCTTGCTCCATAGATGTGATGATATAGATGTTCGATCCACCTGAACGTGGTTCGATGCGAAGGTATCCTTCGTCTTCAAGGTACTGGATTGCGGTGACTACAGACCGAACAGAGACACAGGCATCATGCGCTAGTGTCTCCCTAGATGGCCAGCATTCTCCATTGCCATTGGCATAGCGGGCTATCGCTAAGAGAACGACCTTGGCTGTAGGATTTTTGATGCGCGTCAGCGCAATGTCTGCTAACAGATCGAAGTGGATCATGAGGGTGACTCCCCTTTCATGGTTCAGGCCGACGCTGCTCTCCCCAGCTAGGCCATCATATGGGCGGGTCGAGTGCGTCAACACTCCCCGCCCATTCTTCTTAGCAGATCACTGATGTTCTGGCCACCAGAGTTTGTCTTGCGTCATGCTGTAGTGGCCAACAACTTTATTGTAATCAGCAAGGTGATCTTCTCTGACCTTACGTTCGCAATGGATAGGCCATCCTTTATTTTTTAAATCATAAATTCGAGCGGCCAATCTAAAGCATCCAAACATTTGCAATGCTTGTAGTGGCGTAATAGTTTTCCCTGTTTTCAAGTAGTTAAGGATTTGTTGGTTCTGCGCTTCTGTCATTGCTGCTCTCCATCAGCTTGTGAAATGTTTCGCCGGACATAATCACGACGACTTGCGGCTCTCCTCTTCGCCGCTTGTAGATAGCTAGGTCACGGTTGGTCAGCACAGTGAAGGGACTTGGGAAGCTGGACGCATCCCGGTACTTCACCTCTGTTACCAGTCGGTGTCCCATGATTTCTGTGATGATGTCCCCTGAATACTCTCCTCCCAATGCGCCCGAGAGGGGCTGGCGTTTAGCTGGGAGGCCAATCTTTTTGAGCCAGTCGACAACCCAGTTCTCATGGTAGGTTCCTTTGGCTTTGTTTCTGTTGGGCATTGGTCGCTTTCATAGCAGGACATGCAGATCAACCAGTGACCACCGTATTGCTTTAAGATGGCAACGAAGTTGGCGACATGCGAGTTGCAGTTGTCACACTTGATTCCGCTGGACGACCTCAATGTCGTAGCCCAGTGCGTCCAGCCAGCACATCAGCATAAACCCAGAGGGTATACGCTTGTGAGTTTCCCATTTGTGGATCAGCGATACCGTACATCCGATGATGTCAGCTAGTGCTTCTTGGCTTAAACTTCGCTCGGATCGTGCGAGGATTAAACGAGACACCAGCTCTTCGTAGTTCTTCGGTATGCTTACGGGCTTGTTGAAGTGCGTGAAGTTTTTCAATGGCCTGCATCACCCTCGCTGCTGTCTCATGGCGAAGCTCCGTATCACCGTTGATTGTGCGATAGTAGGTAGAGGTTGGGATGTCAGCCTCTTTGAATGACTTCAATAGGCTGAGTCCACACTCTTCGGCTCTGTCTTTGAGGATGTTCAGGTATGATTTCATGCCGGAATAACTGCATGGTCGCAGCTATAAGTCAACCTCGTTGAGTATTTGTCTTACAAAGTTAAGGCATGAGGCGGCAGGAAGGTAGCCAATCAGCTTCCCATCCTGCCATACATACACTCCATCAGGTCTCGTCGTCAGGATCACTGACGTATCCGTTCCCATGACAACACTCACACACTTCGATTCTGACATAGATATCTCCATACGGATTGCTAGAAGACATGCGTGAGTAGTGTTCAACCTCCACCTCGCCTTGCCCTCCACATTCAGGGCAGTCAATCCACCCCTCAGAATATGATGTCGTCATCTAGTGGTGCCTCATAGATATGTTGATGCTCCTGCTCCCAAGCATTGGTTGCCCGTGAGATAAACTTCTCGCGGTTAAACTTGGGGTTCGAGGCTGCAAGTTTATCTGCTAGATCATGCAGTACACTCGGCCAGCCCACCATAGGGCCGACCGTATCTGCAATGAAATCAAAGTGTTGGCGTGACATCTTCATGTTTTCTGTCCTCTGTCCGATAATCTTTGTGTTCGATTGGTTCACAAACCAGTGTGTCTCCATCGTGGTGATAGAACTCTACGCAAATCTGTTCGCCTCGCGCATCAACTCCAACAAACATGTAGACAGTGAAGTCATTGAACCTGTTTACATACTGTCTAAGCGTTGTGATTTTGTGCTTTGAAACTATAGTCGTCATGCGATTTCTCCCCAGAGTTTGTGTTGCATTGCCTTGGCAATCGCATCTTCACGATTGCGGCGGGCGACTTCAGGATTCTTCAGGTCGCTGGTGTGGCTAGCCCAGTAGGTTAGGCAGTTATACAAAGCCCACTTGTTGGACCCGAGTTGGTCTGCTTCGTCACCCCAGATAGAAAGCAGGCGCTCAAGCTGACGCTCGTTGGTCTTGCCTGCCTGCTGCATGGTGTATGCCTTGGCAACAGTGGCCTTGAAGAATGTCTCGGCCATGTCCGTGGTGACACGGGCTGACATCCAGTTACGCCATAGATCAGGCTGCGTCAGAAACATGTCGAGTGCGTTAATCATCTTGAGCGAAGAGCCTTCGATGTTGATCGACTCGGTGTGCTTGAAGCGAGACTGCGCTGCATGTTGTGGTGTGGTGCAGCCATTGAGACAGAACAAGCGAAGGCCATCGGCTGCTTGGCTGAATGCCCAGCTTGCATCGTAGCTGTTGAAGAAGCTGATGCGGAACTTAACAAAGTCACCGACCTTTGGCTGCACAGTCAGATCGTTAAACAGAATCTCACCGCGTAGCTTGCGACCACCTTCAACCACTGAGAACTTGGTCGTGTAATCTTGGCTGACGTTGGCTGTCTTCAGTGCATCCATCATGCTGTTTACCACATCGTCATGCTTAACGATGCGATAGCGTGAGCCGTGAACACCAAGCACTTCGTTGGTATCAGTCCGCATTACGCACTGCTGATCTGGAATTGGATTGCCGAACTTGTCATAAACTTCCTGCATCTCAACGGGAAATGCGAAGGCTTCAGGCTGCATGTCAAACATTGGTTCTCTCCTTATTGCATTGACAGAACGGCGGTGACATCCGAACACCAGATGCCATCTTGCGGTAGGTTGAATTGGTCACGCTCTTCACCAGTGAAGAAGGTTGCCTGATCGTAGTCGGTCCAGCCAAACTTGTTGGACCAGAAGACAGGTTTATCGCCAGTCATTGACGGCTTATGTGCGATCACAAAGTTAATCATTGGTTCTCTCCTCTATCTTGATTGCCTTGCGCCACTTGTAGATGGACGCGATTGATACATTCATTTTCTCTGCGGCTTTTTCAGTTCCGATTTGCTTTGACAGTCGAACCGCTTCGAGTCTCGTCGTGTCGTCCAGCCCGTAGTCCGGGTGGTATGGTGAGCGTTCCATGTGTGATCCTCCCGGTCAGTGGCTCAGGGTGTGAGCCAAAGACCTCCGAACAGAATGGCAAACAGTAGGACTGATCCGATTGCTGCGTCGATGATGTCACGTTTCATAGCTATCTCCAGCGTTGTGAAATGGGGGGCCGAAGCCCCCCGTGAGGGGCCTCAGGATGCGAGGCCAAACTTGGCGAGGCGGCTGTCGATGCCGTGGCCAGTTGCGACGTGGGTGCGCTTGGGACGTGCGGTCCACTCTTCGCCAGCGAGGAGGAAGTACACTCCCTTGTCGGCGGCATGACGCTCTTCGAGGATGGCAAGCTCGGCTTCCATCTGCTCATAGCGGTCAAGCAGGCGTTCCAGTTTGACATCGGTGATTTCTTGTCCACGCTGGGGCAGAAGGTCTTTGATCTCAGCGGCAAGGTCGCCCATCTGTCCCGTGCCAGTACGCTTCCACATGAGGCTATTGTAGCTGGTGAAGCAGGCATCCCGTGCCATGGAGATTTCAAGGTATTCGTTACCGTTATGGTATTTGATGACGGCGAGTTTCAGATCGACAAGGTTGGTTTGCTTAGTCATGTCTAGGTCTCCTGTTTGTTGGCGAGGACCACCCTCGCCATGAGTGCAAGACGCACCTGCGAGTAACCGACGAAGGAGGCTTGCAGTTCGCAAGCGTAATCCCCCAAAGGCGGATGTGTTCGAGGGCGCAACGGAGACGCACAGACCAACAGCGACTGTGCAAAAGGATTATGCTTGCGAACTGTTACCGCTGGTGCGACGCCAGCATGAAGGGCGAGGTGGCCACAGCAGAACAGGAGACCGCCAGACGCGCTGAGCAAACCAACCTTGGAGCGTCTGACACTGGCCCTTTTAGTATGCCTTATCACGTTTAGCTGTAACAATCGACCAAAGCAGGGTTTGTGCGTTGACAGCCCTTTAGCAGAGGTGGCTTATGGGGGGGACATAGGGGGGGCTGACATGGTAGGTAAAGCACCTGCAACGAAGGACAGGATGACACCGAAGCAAAGGGCGCTGGTTGAGGCGTATGTTGCAAACGGTGGTAACCTGACGAAAGCCGCAGCAGAAGCAGGATACGCTGAGGGCAACAGCGGAAGAGTCACAGCGTGGAAGAGTATGAAGCTACCACATGTGCAGCAGTACCTGATGCAGCAGACAGCAGCGGCGTTCAGTACACATGCAGCGATGGCTGTACACAAGGTCGCTAGCTTGGCACAGAAGGCAAAGAGTGAGTATGTACAGCTCGAAGCGAGTAAGGACATATTGGATCGTGCTGGGTTCAAGCCGATAGACAGGGCACAGGTGCAAGTCGCTGGAGACATTAGAGTTTCCATCGATCTTGGCTAGCGGAGAAAAGTTCCGGTGAATGATTCTGTAAGGTAGGGGGTGGGGGGAAAACTGAGAGACACAAGGTTACATATAGTCCCTCACTCGTATTTTTTCCCACCAAGGTTCGCTATCAAGGAGATGATTGATGAGAGTTGGAGTGATGATTGGTTCGAGGTTCAAGGATCGAGTTCCTGAGCGTCAGCCTTTTGGTGACAGCACTGTAGCTAAGATGGGGATGGGGAATGGCGAAGAGTCCAGCGTGGCAGCGGAAGGCGGGGCAGAACCCAGAGGGCGGGCTAAACGCCGCCGGAAGAGCCAGTTACAAGGCGGAGACGGGGGGAACCTTGAAGGCTCCGGTGAAGTCGGGGGACAATCCGAGGCGGGCCAGCTTCCTAGCGCGGATGGGGTCGATGCCGGGACCGGAGAAGGATGAGAAGGGAAGGCCGACGCGGTTGCTTCTGAGCTTGAAGGCTTGGGGAGCTAGCAGCAAGGCTGATGCGAAATCGAAGGCGCGGGCGATTAGTGCGCGGCTCAAAGCGAAGAAGGATTAGGCTCATGTGCTTTGGTGGTGGACCTGACATTCCGAAGACTGAGATTGAGTATGAGAAGAAGGACTACGGTCCTCTTCCTTCATTGCGGGTTGGTGAGACTGTGGATCGGAAGGGTCCGACCTATCAGAGTGTGCGCCAAGGGTCTAAGGTTCGGAGCCTGTTGATGCCGATGGGGATGAGCAATGGCTGAGTCTCGGGTGAACGAGGCTGGGAACTACACCAAGCCGGGGATGCGAAAGACTTTGTTCCAGCGGATTAAGGCTGGCGGCAAGGGTGGCAATCCGGGACAGTGGAGTGCGCGGAAGGCTCAGATGTTGGCCAAGCAGTACAAGGCCAAGGGCGGAGGATATACTTCGTGAAAGCACCTCAGAAAAGTTTGGCTGCGTGGACAAAGCAGAAGTGGACCACGAAGAGTGGCAAACCTTCTACGCAAGGCCCTAATGCCACGGGCGAGAGGTATTTGCCTGAGAAGGCAATCAAGGCTTTGAGTGCCAGTGAGTATGCGGCTACGACTGCAAAGAAGCGCGAGGCTACCAAGGCTGGTAGGCAGGTCTCGAAGCAACCGAAGAGCATTGCAGACAAGGTTAAGAAGTATCGCGCATGAGCTTTATCTCTACGATCACCAGTCAAGACCTGACCCTTCTTCGCGGCATCGTGAGGAAGGTTCATCTTCGTTACGTTCCGAAGGAACATGCAAATGACAAAGAGTGCGACAAGCTCATTGAGAGCTTGGGGCCTGAGATTGCGGAGCGGATGATTCGGTTCGGGGTGGACAAGGGACTTCGATGATCGACTTCAAGTATAAGCCTGATGGTGAGGTGCTGAAGGACTTCATGAAGGACGACACCTTCTTTCGCGGCATCCGTGGCCCTGTCGGTTCAGGCAAGTCGGTCGGCTGTTGCGTTGAGGTTTTTCGTCGCGCCTTAATGCAGTCGAAGGGGCCGGATGGTAAGCGCAAGAGCCGCTGGGCCATCATCCGAAATACCAACCCACAGCTTAGAACAACGACAATCAAGACTTGGCTGGACTGGTTCCCTGAGAATGATTGGGGCAAGTTTACTTGGTCAGTGCCTTACACGCACATGATTAAGAAGGGTGACTTGGAGCTTGAGGTTATCTTCCTCGCCCTTGATAGACCCGAAGATGTGAAGAAGCTGCTGTCGCTGGAACTCACTGGCATCTGGATTAACGAGGCTAGGGAGATTCCCAAGAGCATCATTGATGCTTGTACCATGCGCGTGGGTCGCTACCCTTCTATGCGTGATGGTGGCCCTAGCTGGACTGGCGTTATCGCAGATACCAACGCGCCGGAAGAAGATCACTGGTGGCCGATTATGTCTGGTGAGGTTCCGATCCCAGACCACATTCCCAAAGAGCAGGCCAAGATGCTGGTAAAGCCAAGCAACTGGCGCTTCTTTACTCAGCCTGCCGGGATGGTTGAGGTCAAGAATGATAGCGGCGACATTGAGAAGTACGAGCCAAACGCAAAGGCCGAGAACCGCAAGAACATGATGCAGTCGTATTACCCGAACTTGATTCAGGGTAAGACCAAAAGCTGGATTGATGTCTATGTGATGAACCGCCTTGGCACCATTCAGGATGGAAAGCCAGTGTATCCCATGTTTGCCACAGAGGCTCACGTTGCTCAGGAAGAGATTCCGATTGCGGCGGGCCAGCCTGTCTATGTTGGATTGGACTTTGGCCTTACGCCTGCGGCTGCAATTGGCCAGAAGGTCAGAGGTCGGTGGCTGATTCAGTCTGAGATTGTTGCCATTGATATGGGCATCGTCAGGTTTGCTGAGGTTCTACGCAATGAACTGGCAACTAGATTTGCAGCGGCTGGCGAAACTATCATCTATGGCGATCCGGCTGGTGACTTTAGAGCGCAGACCGATGAATCAACGCCGTTCCATATCTTGCGAGGCGCTGGATTGCGGGCTTTTCCTACGCACTCCAACTCGCCGGACCTTCGGATTGAAGCTGTTTCTTCTCAGCTTACCAAGATGGTCGAAGGCAAGCCCGCGTTTCTCTTGGATCGGCGCTGCACCACAATCATCAAGGGCTTTGAGGGCGGCTATTCCTACAAGCGCATGGAAGTTTCTGGTGAGCGGTATGCCGACAAGCCAGAGAAGAACATGTTCAGCCACGTCCATGACGCCTTGCAGTATCTTCTTCTCGGCGCAGGCGAGGGACGAGCCTTGATGAATAGTCAGAAACCAGCGCAGGTTACAGTCGCCAAGCGTGACTTTGACGTGTTTGCGCGGCAAGATAAGCCTAAGCGCAGGCAGGGACTCTGGGCTAGGATGTAGTCCAGCGAAGCAGCTTCGCTGTTTTGTGCATTGATGCAACCTCGCATCTGTGCTTTTCCAAGGGAAACATAGGAGGCAACCATGTGCTTTGGACCAAGTTCAGCAGAGAAGGCCGCTGCGGCTGAATCTCAGAAAACCCAACAAGAAGCTGCCGCCAAGCAGCAAGAAGCAGCAGATGCCGCTCAGCGTGAAGAGGCCGAGCGTCGTGCTGAAGCTAAGCAAGGCGACATCGAAGCTGCAATCTCCTCGCGCACAACTCGTCGCGGCATGAGCGGTGGCGCTGGGCGTCGCTCCCTGTTCACATCTGGCGGTGCTGGCTTCTTGGGAAGGTTCCAGTAAATGAAAGACCCCTTGGCCAAAAAGTATCTGGAACGCTACCGGAAGGCCAAGGCTTTTCGAGAGAACTGGGTTCCCCTGTTTGAGGAGTGCTACGAGTATGCACTGCCTCAACGTGAGTCCTTCTACTACGAAGAAGCAGGCCAGCGCCGCGACGACAGAATCTTTGACGAGACTGCCGTTGTAGGTGTGCAGGAGTTTGCAAGCCGACTGCAAAGCGGACTTGTTCCAAACTTTGCACGTTGGGCTGATCTTGTTTCTGGCTCAGAGGTTCCGCCTGAACAGCGTGATGCTGTAGATAACGACCTTGATGAAGTCACTGAGTATGTCTTTGAGATTCTTCAAAGCTCCAACTTCAATCAAGAAGTCCATGAATCGTTCATGGATTTGGCCGTTGGCACTGGCGTCCTCGCTGTGGAAGAGGGTGACTCAATCAACCCGGTTGTTTTCTCAGCAGTCCCGCTGCCGCACATCGTTCTTGACACTGGCCCCGATGATCGGATTGACCATGTGTTCCGTGAGCGGAAGAAGGTGCGCTACTCTGATTTGAAAATCCTCTATCCCAAAGGGACGTTCGATCAGAAGGTCGAGCGCAGAATGAGCGGAGACGATACCACTACTGTTCTTGAAGTGGTGTGCCGTGACTACGACCTTCGCAATGAAGAGGGTTACTATCACTATGCAATCTGCATGGAGACAGAAACCGTTCTTTACAAGAAGCAAATGAAGGGCGTTGGCTCTAATCCTTTTGTTTGCTTCCGCTGGTCGAAGTGCGCTGGTGAAGTCTATGGTCGCGGCCCGCTTCTCAATGCGCTGTCTGCTATCAAGACGACCAACCTAACCATTGAGTTGATCCTTGAGAACGCGCAGATGTCGATCAGTGGCATCTATCAGATGGAAGATGATGGGGTGATTAACCCAGACACGATTCGTCTGGTTCCCGGCACAATTATTCCCAAGGCTATGGGAAGCCAAGGCTTGCAGCCAATCAATGCAGCTGGTCGCTTTGACGTGGCCCAGCTTATCTTGAGCGACATGCGTTTGAACATTAAGCGCGCACTCTACAACGATATGCTTGGCAACCCAGACAAGACCCCGGCAACGGCAACCGAAGTCGCTGAGCGCATGGCCGACCTTTCTCGTCGCATTGGCTCTGCCTTTGGTCGCTTGCAGGCTGAGCTTGTGCAGCCAGTTCTTCAGCGCGTGATCTACATTCTGAAGAAGCAGGGTCGCATCCAAGTCCCGGTGATTAACGGACGTGAAGTTAAGGTGCGCTCCGTTTCTCCGCTGGCTCAGGCTCAAGCCAATCAAGACATCTCAAATGTGGCCCGTTACCTACAGCTTGTTGGCGGCACCTTTGGTCCTGAAATGCTTCAGCTTCTCATTGATGGCGAAAAGACCGCCATTCACTTGGCCAAGAAGTTTGGTGTACCAGAGAGCTTGATCCGTGACGAAGAGCAGCGTAAACAAATAGCTGCAATGGCGCAGCAGTTGGCGCAGCAACAGTCAGGGATGCAGGGTGGTCAACCAATCCAACAGGGTTAATATTGGAATAGACGGCAGCGTAAGACCTGTCGATGCTGACAGACAGATCAGCCAGAACATAGCGGAGGTCTTCTCGTCCCCAGCGGGCAAGGAAGTCCTTCGCTATCTTCGTTCTATCACCATCGAAATGGTCAGTGGTCCGAACATCACAACCGAAGAGCTTCGACACTTAGAGGGCCAGCGCTATCTCGTCGGCTTGATTGAGCGTCGTATCGACCATGCACATAGGAGCAAACAATGAGCGAATCGCTTTTGTCAGGAACGCCAGCGCCCGCTGCTGTAAACGATCAGATCACTGACTCCGTAACTCAAGCTGCACCGCAGCAAGCTGACCCTTCTCAGCGCCCCGAATGGCTCCCTGAGAAATACAAGTCGCCCGAAGATTTGGCCAAGGCTTACAAAGAGCTTGAGGGCAAGCTTGGCACCCGCGATGAAGATATGCGGAAGAAGGTGATGGAGGAGCTTCAAGCCGAAGCTTACAAGGATCGCCCGCCGTCCGCTGGCGAGTATAGCCTTCCCGACTTTGTGAACGAAGAAGAGGCTGTGAACAGCGACCTACTCAAGTGGTGGGCAGATCAAGCCTTTGAGAATGGCTACTCTCAGTCTGAGTTTGAGAAGGGCATTGAGATTTACATGAAGTCTATGCCCGCACCTCCGGACTTGGAGGCGGAGCGTAGCAAGCTTGGCGACAGTGCAAACCAGCGCATTGAAGCCGCCTCAATGTTTGCAACCAAGTTCTTCCCAGAAGAAACTCTGCCTGCCATTGAGCGCCTGTGTGAAAGCGCAGAGGGCATCATTGCCCTTGAGATTATGATGGAGGCCATGAAGGATGGTAGCTTCTCGCAAGCGGCCAATCCGGCAAGCGGTACATCGGAAGCAGACCTTCGTGAGATGATGAAGGACGAGCGTTATTGGAATCCCGCAAAGCGCGACAGCGATTTTATCAAGAAGGTCGATGCCGGGTTCAAGAAAATCTATGGCTAAGCCCTTCCTAGAAGAACGTGGCCTACGGCTTGTGGCGCTTGAACAGCGCCACATCCTGCCCTTCGTCGCCAACCTTAGCGCAGAAAACCTAAGAGAGTTTGAGACGCTGTATCAGCGGTCGCCCTTAGAATCCCTTGAGGCAATTGTTCACAACCCTTTGGTTTATGCTGTGGAAAAAGATGGGCAACCGCTAGCTGTGACTGGCATTGACCCAGATCACGGCTTTATGTGGGCAATGTTTAGCAAAGATATGCGGAAACATTGGATCAGCTTTGCCAGAGCTTCGATCAAACTGATGGCCTTCTACAATCTCCTTCATCCGCGCCTGACCTGTGATGTCTGGACTGAGAACGAGATGATCCATCAATGGTTAGTTTCTCTTGGCTTTCTGCCGGAACGTGCTATTCAAAGTGCAAATGGACAAGTGGTCATCCGTTTTGTGCGTTGCAGCCCTGAGCAAAAGTCTGTTCAGACTACAACATTACGGCCCGTGCTGCACTGAGAGGCCCGCAAGGACACCCTCGTTGAAGTGAGAAGGCGGATACCCGTCAGACCTCAACTTCAACATGGACCTTGAAAATGGCTAACACAATCGACCAAGCCTTCATCAAGCAGTTTGAGACCGAAGTTCACATGGCGTATCAGCGCATGGGTTCCAAGCTCCGGAACACTGTTCGCACGACCAACGTGACTGGTTCGTCTGCTCGATTCCAGAAGATCGGTGCGGGTTCCGCATCAACCAAATCCCGCAATGGTAACGTCGCTCCGATGGAGTTGGCGCACACCTATGTCGAAGCAACGATGGCTGACTTCTACGCAGCCGAGTACATCGACAAGCTGGACGAACTGAAGATCAACATCAACGAGCGTCAAGCCGTTGCTCAGTCGGCTGCTGCCGCCCTTGGCCGCAAGACCGACGAACTGTTGATCACTGCTATGGACGCTGGCGCAAACGCAACCCAAGTCAACTCGGCTGCTGCCGCTGTTGAGAAGGCTGACATGCTGACGCTGTTCGAACTGTTCGGCACCAATGACGTTCCTGAAGATGGCCAGCGTTATATCGCTATGCATCCGAAGGGCTTTGCGGACCTGTTCAACATCACCGAGTTTGCTTCCTCGGATTATGTTGGCCCGCAGAACCTGCCGTTTGCTGGCGGCATGACCATGAAGGAATTCCTCGGCTTCAAGATTTTCTCGACCTCGGCGGTCACGGCTGGCAAGAACCTTGCCTACCACACCACCGCTGTCGGCCTCGGCATCAACGCCGATGTGCAGACGGAGATCAACTACGTTGCTGAGAAAGTCTCGCACCTCGCAACGTCGATGATGTCGATGGGTGCCATTGCTATTGATAGCAACGGTATCTACGAACTCCTCGACAATAACTAAGGAGAACCAGAAATGGCATTTACCCCTGCTTCTCTGACCCGCTTGGCTGGAGCTTCGGGTGTGTCCCTGTGGCACTACTCGACCGCTGACGCCATTGCTGATGTCAACACCGCTGGTTACTTCAACTCGGCCTCGAACATGCTGAACGTCAATGACGTTATCATCACTGTCACCGAGACTGGCGGAACTCCGGCTGTCAGCCACACCTACGTCAACTCGAATTCGGCTGGCGTAGTTGACGTTGTGAATGGCGTTGCCATCACTTCGACTGACTCCGACTAAGAAAGGAGAGGGGGGCTTCGGCCCCCCTAACCCCACATGCCAGCAAACACAGCAATCAAAGTCTGCTCCCGCGCCTCCATCCTGATGGGTGGCCAATCCATTGCCTCCTTTGAAGACGGAACTGTTGAGGCCGATGTCTGCGAAGCGATGTATGATGATGTTGCTCGGGCATCCTTGACCAATACTCGGTGGCGGTTTGCCACAAACCAATCCATTCTGACGCGCAATGCCTCTGCCCCTACTGGTAGATTCGATGCGTCCTATCAGCTTCCGGCAACCATGTTGATGCTCAACGCAATCACTGTGAATGATATGCCGATTGAGTATGACATCTACGGCGACAAGGCTTTCTGCAATGCAGTGGCCTCTGATGTTGTGATTGCTGACTACATCTTCCGCGCAACAGAAGCTAACTGGCCCGCTTACTTCACCATTGCTGTGGAGTTTTCGATGGCTGCAATCTTGGCTGTCTCGGTTGCGCGTGATGCCCAGCTTGCTTCACTCATGGAGCAGAAGGCCAATCTCTATATGATGCAAGCTCGTCGTCTCGACTCTCAGCAGCAGACCACGCGCAAGCTCAACACTTCGAGGTTCATTGCTCAAAGGCGTAGCTGATGCAGAAGATTCGCGTCCCCATCAACAGCTTTCAGTATGGTGAGGTGAGCCGTTCTGCAATGATGCGGACCGACACTCCGGTATACAACGCCTCTGCTCAAAGCTTGAAGAACATGGTTGTGATGTCCGAGGGCAGCATCGTAAAGCGTCCCGGCCTCAAAAACCACTATCGCTTCGCTGACATTGTTGAGGACACTGACAAGGTGTTTCAATCATTTGTTGCTCCGTTTGTTTTCTCAGACGATGAGCAATACTTGATCTCCATTGAGCATGAAAAGGTGCGCTGCTTCCGCTTGGTCGATGCAACTCTAAGTCTTGTGGCAACTCTTACTCAAGACACCAACACCGATCCTCTGCCCTTTGATGATGATTATCTTCATCAATACACCTACGCTCAGTATGGCGATGTTATGTTCATTTGCCATCCGTTGTTTATGCCAAGAATGTTGACCCGCACTGGCCTCACTAGCTTTGAGATTACGCCCTACACCTTTGACACCCGCGCTGATGGTTCTCAAATCTATCAACCCTACAGCGTGTTTCATCGGCATGGTGTGACCATTGATCCTAGCGCCACTTCTGGCACTGGCGTTACCTTTACAGCTAGTACTCCATACTTTGACACAACGGGATCAATCTCTGGCGGCAGCTATCCTGACTCTCTGCATGTTGGGGTGGTCATTCGCGTTGGTGATACTGAGGTAGAGATTACCAGCGTTCAGTCTGCTACTCAGGCTACGGGTGACATCATTGGAACCCTGCGTATTCGCCTGACTGTTCTTAATCCCCTGCGGACGACAGATGGTAGCGCGGTTGTTGAAGTCACTCACATTGAGCATGGCTTTGCTGGCGGTGAGGCCATTACGATTGAGGGTGCATCTGCGGTTGGTGGCATCAATGCCGCTCAGATCAACGGCGCAAGAACTGTTGGCACGATCATCGACAACAACACTTACACCATTACTGCTGGGGCAAGCGCAAACCTTGCAGAAGATGGTGGTGGCTTGGTTAAGGTTGTCACTCATGCCCCAACAGATCAGTGGGATGAGCAATCATTCTCTGCTGTTCGCGGCTACCCTGCAGCTGTTGCTTTCCATGAAAACCGACTTGTCTTTGGCGGAACGATTGAAGAGCCGGATACTCTTTGGTTCAGCAAGATTGGCGAGTTCTTTGACTTCGATGTCGGAACTGCTCTTGATAATGAAGCGTTCAACCTTGTTGCCGCAACTGGTGACGTGAATGAAATCCGCTACCTAGTCTCAAGCCGTGACTTGCAGGTGTTCACCGACGCTTCGGAGCTTTATGTTCCTGCGTTCTTGAATCAGGTTATCACGCCGACCAACGCCCAGATCAGAAAGCAAACGCCATATGGCAGCGTGTTTGTAACGCCGCATCCTCTGGATGGTGCGACTGTCTTTGTTCAGACTGGTGGTAACGTAGCGCGAGAGTATCTCTACACTGACTCTGAGGATGCCTATACCTCTACGGCTATCTCTACTGTTGCCTCGCATCTCTTGACCGATCCCATCGACATGGATGTGGTTCATGGCGCATTTGAGGAAGCTGAGTCCTATGCCGTGTTGGTTCTTCGAGACGGAGACATGGCCGTCTTTGGTTCCAATCGCGCTGAGAAACGTGCTGGCTGGACCCGCTGGGAATCTGCCTCTGGCCGATTTGGTTCTGTTGCCGCTATTGATGATCGGCTCTTCGCCACTGTTTGGTGCGGTGGATACCTCAAGCTCTGCGAGTTTACTGGGGATACTGGCTTGGATAGCTATGTGTCTGGCGCTGGACCCACTATCAGTATGAGCAATGTCTTCGACAACGGAAGCACCGTTCACATTGTTGGGGTGGCTACTAGCACTGGTCGCCTTGATTACCTTGGTACTCAGGTTGTCGCCAGCAATCAGGTTACTGTCTCTTCATTCACCGGATACTCCAACTTCTATGTGGGCATCCCGTTTGTCATTGAGATCAAGACCAACCCAATTGACGCTGGGATAGGCAATGGTCCTGTCACTGGCGATGTGCGCGGCATCTCTTCTGTCATAGTGGACATGAAGGATACTCGGTCCATGAACGTGAACAGTCGGCCACTGATTACAACTGAAGCCGTGACTGGTAAGAGGGAGTTCAGGGTCAATGGATATGGACGCGATCCTCAAGTTACGATTACTCAGACCTACCCATTGCCGCTTCAAGTGAACGGCCTCATTGCGGAGTTGATTGTCTAATGGACCCGATCACAATGATGTTCCTTGCATCGACTGTGGCTTCTGGTGGAGCGCAGGTTGCAGGTGGAATTGGGGCTGCACGAACCGCTAAGTTCAATGCTTGGCAGACTGAGTTTGCTGGTCGGCTCGAAGCCTTCAACATTGAGAGTGAGCGCAAGCTCAGCATGGCCGAGGCGGCACAGCGTCACAACGATAGGCTTCAGCTTTATCGTGAGAACCTGTCATCCAACATTGCATCCTTCGCGGCATCTGGTCGTGACGTTGGCGGAAGTGATCGGACTGTTGCTGCGTTTCTTGAGCGTCAAAAAGAGGTTGCGGCTGGCGACACTAACCGCTCTGACTTCATGGCTCAGATTCAATCGCAGAAAATGATGGCTGAAGCTGAGTCTGCACGGGCTGGCGGTCAGCAACGCGCTGCGGCGATTAGGGCAGAAGGCAAGGCTGCTGCTGTCTCAGCGGCGATTGGTGCGTTTACCACTGTTGCTGGTGGCCTGCACCAATACAACATGATCCGAACTCCTGCACCGACTCGCTCTACTACAGTGCGGCCACGAGCTAACCCATTTACAGGTTCATAAATGTCGATCATCCGCGAGAAGAATCAGTTTGCCATTGGCCCTATCGGTGTAGCTAGAACTGCTGCTCCCGTTGAGGGAAGCAATGCGGCTAGCACAATAGCTGAGTCGGTATATCGCTCTGCCAATCAGATGTCGGAAATGTTCTTTCGTCGCGCCGCTCAGAAGGCTGAGAAGGCTGGCTTAGAAACTGCGGCTGGCGTAGCGCCGACTGACATTATGCTGATTGATCCTGCGACTGGTGCGCCCAAGGCTTACGAACCGCCAAAGGGCATGGGCCTAATTGCTCAAGAAGCTTATCAGCGTGTGATCGCTACTCGCTTCCAAGCTGCTATTGAGGATGAGATCAAACTCAAGGCTACTGAGTTGTCGATTAAGTATGATGGATCGGTTGACCGCTACTCTGCGGCAATGAGCGAATACATTGGGGCAATGGCTGAGAACGCAGATGGTCAGTTCAAGGGGCTGATTGTTGATATTGGCAGTAGCTATCTAAACGCAACACGCGGAGCAATGGCTCTGGACCAGATGCGTAAAGAGCGAGACGCGGCAAAGAAAGCTTATGAGGTTTCTTACAATGCAGGGCTTTTAGCTTTGGAAGATGCGTCTGCCTACGGCTATGAGGAGTAAAGACAATGGATGAGACCAAACAAAAGCTAAGCTTCTCGAATGTTCCCGCACTAAACCCATCAAGCCTTGGTGGGTTTCTTGCTTCGTCCATGAAGGTTGCCCAAGAGGATGTGATTAAGGCTGAGCTTGCGCCGCCTGAATCTATGGCCCAGCTTAACTTCGATCAGCAACAGGCTGTTGCCCGTGGTTTCCTGCGTGGCTTTGTAAACAAGCTGGACAAAACCAACCCTGACAGCAAGGAAATCCTGAACATCCTGAACGGAGCCATCCGTTCTCAGGACTTTGCAACTGTTGAGTCTATCTCTCCAAAGCTTGCCTCTGCCCTTTCAATCTACAAGGAAAACCCAAAAGCCTTTAACGACTATCAGTCCTTCTCCAAGGAAGTTCTGCAAGGTCAGATGGCTGTTGTTGAGTCCACCAGCAAACTGAGGGAAGCAGAGGTTAAAGCCGCTGTTGCTCAGGATGCTCGTCTCTTTGGTTCCGACACTGAGAAGCTTGCAACCAAAGTTAGGAACACGGCGTCCACAATTGCTGGCATTGGATCGTATACCCGCGAGGGCAACCTTCAGATTCAGGGTCTTCGTGAGGCTGCGGTAAATGAGCCTGATGATGTAATTCGTCAGGCATTGACTGACCGCGCCAACGCCTACGAGGCTTCACTGATTGATGGCTCAGTGTCAAACCTTGTTCGTGGCTTCACGCCACAGGATGTTAGCCGCTTGCGTCTGGCATTTGCTGATGGCGACTATAGCAACCTGAAGCCAGAAGAGCGCACTAAGTTCTTCATCATGCAGCAAAGCTTCCAGTCTCCGGAAGCGCGCAAACAGATTGACGATCAGCTTGCGTCTTATGCTGCTGGACCTGCAAAGTTTACCGAACAGAAGGCAAAGGATGCTGCACTTAGCACCCTTGATACTGATGTTTCATCCCGCCTTCCTCTGTTCCCTACGTTTACTAACTCCTTCCAGATTGAGAGCGCGGTCTCCAATCTGACTGGCAAGATCAATTCTATCTCTGGCCTGCCGGACGGTGATCGTTCTTCCGCAATCGAAGCTGTGAATGTTGGGGCCGCAAGGTCTTCACTGGCTTTGGCTATGAAGTTCACATCAACCGAAGCCGATACGCTTGCCATCAATAGCTACATCCGCACTGGCAATCGGGGCAACCTGCCAGACAGTGTGGTCAAATCCCTTGATGAGTTTAAGCAATACGCAACTGGAGTTGGCGATAAGGGGTTTGTTGACTCAACGCTGAACTCTATGACCTTGCAGCGTGACCGCGAAATCAAGGCTTTGAATGAACAGCGCGAAAAGCAAAGAGCTATTGCTGATGTAGCTGTAGGCATGGGCAATGCTGAAACGGATGGCGGACGTGCTGCGGCAAGCGGCCTGCTTCTGAACAACTTGAATAGAGCAGTAACCTCTGCTGGAGCTCCTCCATTGCCCGATGTTCCTCGGGACTTCTTTACCAACCCGACCTACGTTCAAGACCCCAACTTGGCCAACGTGTTCACCAGCATTTACTCTACGCCGGGAGCCATGCCGAATGAGCTTCTTGTTGCGCTTGAGTCCGTTGCCGATGGAAACATTCGGACGCAGGGTGGCTTTGACTACAAGACTGTCCTCTCTCACTATCAGCGTATGAAGGCTATCCCTGCTGCATCTGGGACTATCTTGAACCCAGCACTTAATGCTCTGTCTCTTGAAGAGCGCGGGATGCTTGATTTCTTGGTGGAAGCGCCACGGCTTCTTGGATCAGAGGATGCGTTGATTCCAATGATTTCATCTGCAAACCAAGTTCGGATGCAAGAGAGCTTTCCCAAAAACGTAGAGCGTTTCCTTGGGGACGTTAAGCTTGAAGACTGGATGCAAGAGTCGCTTGGCGATAACTACGCATTGCTTAACGGACCTCAGCGAGAGTCGGTTAAGGCCTTGACCAACTTCATGATTGCTCAGAGCATGTCCACTGATGGGATGGCTTTGACTCCTAAGAGCTTGGCCCGCAGGCTTAATAGCCAGATGGATGAATTCTTCCCTGATGGTCGAGGCTATGTGGTTGAGCTTGTGGAGGGTATGCCTTCTCGGCGCACCAAGTATGCCCTGTCTCAAACTGTTGGTACAAACCAAGATGAGTTTGTTGGCTATGTTCTGGATCAGGTTGGTCAGTATGCGCCGGAAGGTCTTCGCGCTAAGAGCTTCTCTAGCGACATGCCATCCATCATCTTCGAAGACGGAAGCAAGATTGAACCCTACCTTGAGCTTATTCCGCGAGGCCCAGATGGTCTTGGCGGTGTCTCATACATGGTTGCTGAGTTTGACCCGGGGACTGGTATTCGCACCACGATCAATCGCAATGATGGCCAAGGCCCACTCATGATCTCAACGCGTGAGCGTGGGTTTGTTTCTATCGTCAATGACATCGAAGCTCAGAAGGTGCTTAATGCTGAGCAAGAGCGCGACGTGCGCCGCTCCTTCGAAAACTTGGTAATCTCTCCGTAAAGGAAAGCAGACATGGCTATCACTGAAGCTGAACTGGTTGGCGGCACTAACGATCCCACCAGCTATGCCAGACCCTTTCGGCCCAGAACTCCTACTGTTTCTCAAGCTGTAGGCAATGAAATCTCCTACTACTTTGGTGGCATTGCTGAACAGCTAAGACAGAATGTTACCTACGGAACCAAGATTGAAGAAGGATATGACTTTACCAAGCATATCCCTACTGGCTTTGAGGGCTACGCTTCTGCGTTTGCAACGACAGTAAACCCTGAACATGCTGCCGATGTAGCTCGGTTCATCACCAAGCGTCAGGAGCTACGTCAGGATCAATCAGATACTCCGGTGGGAACATCGCTGGTTGGTGCGCTTCTTAATCCAATCAACTTGATTCCTATTCCTCTCGGCGTTGCAATGTCTGGGACGCGGGCATCGCTTGCTTTGACTGCCAGCCGTGGCGCACTTGCTGTTGGCGGTGTTGAATTTGCTGCCAACCTTGGCATTGAGCAAACCGATCCGGTTCAAACTTGGACTGAGACATTTATGAACACGGCAACCGCTGCTGCGTTTGGTGGCGTTGCAACTGGCTTGTTTTCCGTTCCCGCCGTCTCAAAGACCAATGCTCTGGCTAAGGTCCGTGAGCAATCGACCGCAATCTTTACTGCGGCTCGCTCTATGGAAACGATGGGGGGCATGACTCCCGGTGCTATTGATCGCTTTACGGCGCGCAATACTCGACCGCTTGGTCAGACTGAGAACGTTGAAGACGCACTGCTCGGCGTCAACACTCGTATCGCTGACCTTGAGCGTGAGCTTGTTATCATTGCCGATGGAAGCGGTGAGGCTCGACTCATTCAGGATGAGATTGATGAGCTTAAGATGCAGCGCCAAGGCTTTGCCGATGAGGCTTTCTTCCGCAAGGTAGAAGAGGCTGGCGTTGATCTTGGTGACATCTATCGCCCGTCAGAAGGTGCAGATAATCCCTTCATCAACTTCGTTACCAATCCATTCCGCAGGGCAATCACTGCTAACTTCGGCGCTGCAAACAACGATGTGAAGAAGGCGTTTGTTGCGTTGGCTGGCGATGCTGGAACGCAACTCAAGCTGCATGAGGCTGGCGTTACGGCCCCGCTTTCTGTGCATCAACTCTCGACCAAAGACATTGGCGAGTTTGCAGTAACCTATGATGGGATGGTCAAGCTGTGGGCTGAAGATACTGGCGCACCTGCACCGGGGACTTCTGTTCTAAGCAATCCCGATGTGAACATGACCAGCCTTTCCAGAATGGTTCAGCGTGATGGCCTGACCATTACGGCTTGGCTGTCAGAGGTAAACCGCAAGCGAGTCGTTGGCGGCGACATGACATCTGCTGAGGCTCGCGCTGCTCGGATGATGGATGATTACTTTGCTCGCTGGGAAGAGCGCCTGATTGAGACTGGGCAGCTTCGCACCAAGGCAACCCTAGCTCATAAGGTAAACGATCTTGAGCTTGAGGTGACTGCGCTTCGTGAGCGGATCGTAACTGCATCTGACGACAAGCTTGATGAACTCAATGCCACTCTTGCTTCGCGTCAGTCTGTCTTGGACGAGACGCGCTTTGAGCTTGAGAACCCAATGCTGGCCGAAAAGGAGGAAGCGTTTCTTCCCCGCTATTGGAACATGGGTGAGGTTCGCAAAAACCGCCAAGAGCTTAAGGACATCCTAATTAACTGGTATGAGCAAAACCCCTACATCATTCGGTTCAGCGATGAGACGATGAAGTGGGAGCGCATTGATCTGCCTGCTGATCGTGATGCCATTGCTAAGCGGGCAGATGAAACCATCGAAACCATTCTTGGAAACCGCACTGACCCAGAGGGGCAGAACGTGTTCACCGGGGCTGGCCGTCCAAGCGCCTTGCGTTCTCGTCAACTCGACATCCCAAACAGCTTGGTGTTCAAGTTCATTGAGCAGAACCCAGTAAACGTCATGTCTTCTTATGCGTCTCGGACTAGCGCATCCTATCACTTTGCCAAACAGTTTGGCGGCAACCGCTCCAAGGTTGTTGGTGACATGAGGGCTAAGCTTGCTCTTGCTGGCGTTAAGCCTGATGTAATTGAGAAGACGGTTCGAGACTTCAACCACCTCTATGATCGGGTGATTGGTCGAGTGATCCAAGACCCTGACGCTTGGAACCAAAGGGCTGCTGCGCTTCTGCGCGATGCTGCATCATTCACCTATCTTGGTGGCGCTGGCATTGCTGCTGTCGGAGACTTTGGCCGCATCGTAATGGAGCATGAAGGTCAAACTGTTGTTCGCGTTGCTCAGGCTATGTTTGATCCAGTGCTTCGGAAAGCGTCACGGGATCAGGTTCGCGCTGCTGGTGGTGCCTTGGACATGCTCTTGGGTTCTGCACACCTTCGCATGGTAGACGATCAGAACTACAACGTTATCAGCAATGGGGTAATGGATCGTGCGCGAAACACCTTCCATACCCTAAACCTTCTTGGCCCAGTCACCACGATTGCTAAGCAATTCTCTGGCGCTCTTGCTGGTCACAACCTAATTGAGCTTTCAGGCAAACTGGCCAATGGAACGGCGACTGAGTTTGACATCACCTACCTTGCCCGTCACGGGATTGATCCTGACTTGGCTCGGGCGATTGCTGAGTCCCCGTATCAGGTTGATCCCAAGACTGGGTTCATCCTGCCAAACGCCGATGAGTGGGCTGGCAACTACAAGGTTCCAACTGTTGAGGGGAATCGAGTTCGCATCATTGAGGTCAATGAGGACGGTTCTTCTGTAGGCAAGACCAATGACGCTGGTGAGTATGTTGCTGCCTTCTATCGTCCTGACGAAGAGGGGCCGGGAGGCACTATCTACTTCGACCGCGAGTACATTGAAGGAAAAATGTTTGATGACAAAGCGTGGACTAAGCCCCGAAAGGAAGGTGTTGATCCTCTTCCGAATGATGCTTTCAAAACCCCTCGGGAGTGGTCTAACTTTGTTATGCTTCATGAAATCATGCACACTCGATTTGGAATTAATGATATTGAGTTTGAAATTCCAAAGCCAAAACAAGGGTTTACAAGGATTTATCGCTTTGCCGTAAAAGATCAAAAACGAGGTAAGGTTTCTGATTGGGTTGCGGAAAGTGAAGACTATCAAAACATGTTGAAAGCAACTGGCCGTTGGTTCTCTGACGATCTTGAAGAGGCACAATGGTATGTTAAGGAAAACCCAGAAGGTGAACTTCTATATGTTGATGTCCCAACAAAAGACCTTGAGTCTTATAGGGTTTCAAACATAGTCGAAACTGAAGACAAGTTGGACCCCAAATCTTTTTCAGCAAGGGCTGAGAAAGAGTTGTTTGTATCACGTGAGATTGCGGATCGCTCATTGCCCATGTCTTCACTTCGTTCTTCTGGCTATGAGAACAGGATCAATCAGCTTGCTATGATTGAGCACAAGAAGTCTCAGAAGATGGCGCAAGATACAGCTGATCGCTTCCGCACAGCGGTCAACACGTCGATCAACAACACTGTCTTGATGGCAACTCCTGCTGACAAGCCGATCATGATGGATGGCGTGGTCTATGTGAAAGCTGAGCTTGGCGCTCGTATTGGCCTTGAGCCTGACAAGAAGAACCCGGCCTACTCTCGGATTGAGAACGCCTTTCTTGCGCTACCCTTGCAGTTCTATGCCTACTCCTTGGCCAACGTGAACAAGACGGTTGGCTTGATGATGCAAGGCGCTGTGCGTAACCGCACGATGGGCATCGCTGCCATGATGGGCTTGGGTTACATGGTCACGGCCATTCGAACTCCAGACTATGTTTGGGAAAAGATGCCGATACAGGACAAGCTTGCTCGGTCCTTTGACATGTCCGGCATTGCCGCCCTCTACAGCGATCTGTTCTACACTGGCTTGCAAACATCACTGGCGTTTGGTGGACCAAACATCACGGGTGGCTTTATCTCTCCGCGCTTCCCGCAGAAGCCAAACATGGTGGATGCTGTTACTGGTCTAACTGGTGCTGGCACTTCATGGGCTGCTGACATGGGCCGCTCGGCTGCTTCGTTTGCCAATGGCGATTACAGCGAAGGAGCTGCTACGTTTGTGAAGAACCTGCCCTTCTCAAATCTGTGGTTCATTCGCGGCGAAGTGAACGAGTTTAGCCGATACCTTCGGGGTCAGTAATCTTTGTGCGTTGATGCAGCTTCTCTACGCTGCAATGAGTGGCGTAGAGAGGTGTTCCTATGACGATCAATCTGGCCGACAACAATCCGCGTGTTGAGTACACAGTTGCCGAAGGGGTGACTCAGGATAGCTTTGCTGTCCCGTTTGAGTTCTTCAATGACGGCGACCTTAGTGTTTATGTCGATGGCGTTCTCAAAGCAGAAGGCACGGACTACACGATCACTGGCGGCGACGGCTCGACGGGTGACATTGAGTTTGTCACGGCAACTCCTCCTGATGTTCAGCAGGTCACTGGTATTGCGGGCGGCTCTAGCGTTGTTATCTTTCGTCGGACACCTATTGAGCGCACCAGTGACTTTTCTGCAGGCGCTGACATCAATCGCGCTGCCCTCAACGAGCAACTCGACATCATCACAGCAATGCTTGCTGATGCAAAGGATCGCATTGACCGCTCCTTGCGCTTTACAGATTATGAAGTATCCCCAGATTCTCAGCTTCCAAATGCTCAAGACCGCGCTGGTGGCGTTCTTTACTTTGACGATGAAACTGGTGATGCAACTATCTACAAGGACTTCCCCAATCGCGTAACGGTTAGCGTTGATGCGCCTTCTGGCGGCGTTGATGGGGACATCTGGTTTAGAATTCTAACCTAAAAGGAAACGCAAATGGCCGCTCTTTCTGACTACGCCGAAAAGCTACTGCTCGACTTTCTAATGACCAGTGGAACTGCAACTCGCCCAACCGCTTGGTATGTCGCGCTTTATACTGCTGCGCCCTCTGATTCTGGTGGCGGCACTGAGGTATCTGGCAATGGCTATGCTCGTCAGGCTGTTACTTTTGCTGCAGCATCCACTCCCGGTGGCACTACCTCAAACACTGGCGCTGTAACCTTTACTGCAGCTGGTGGAAGCTGGGGTTCAATCAGCCACATTGGATTGCACGATGCTCTGACTAGTGGAAACCTTCTGTGGCATGGCGCTATGACTGCGGCCAAGACTATTGCTGATGGCGATACGCTTGAGTTTGCAATCGGCAACATTGACCTAACTCTCGCGTAAGGTGGCATAGAGATGGAAGGCCCTCGGATAACAGAGTCGGGAGATGTCCGTGTAACGGAATCTTCTGATCGCCGTGTTACTGAGGGCTTCATTGAAGGCTTCGTTTCCCTAAGCGGAGTTGGCTCAGTTGATGCGCTTGCAAACTTTTCCGTAAAGGTTTTTGCAAACTTAGCTTCTGATGGCAGCGTTCTTCTTGTTGGAGAGTCAACACTCTTTGGAAGACTAGACCTAAATGCTTCAAGCTCTGCTGTCTTTGATGGCGATCTTGTTGCTAACGGACTTCTTGATGTCTCTGCTTCTTCTCTGATTTCTTCTTCTGCTGTTAGAATTCAGTATGGTCTTGCAAACTTTTCTTTCAGTGGATCACTTGCAAGTGAAGCTGGCTTTAAGTTTGTTGCTGACTCTTCGATGTCGTCGTCTGGATCAATGTCTGCCGCTCAAAGCTTTATTGCTGATGGAAGATTTGGTGGAATACTTGAGAACTACATCAGGTTTACTGAGTCTGGGGATACTCGTGTAACCGAAGATGATGATGTTCGGATTACTGGGCTTCTGTCTCAGAACGAATTCACCGCTTCTCTTGTTGCTGAGGGAACAAGGCGTGGGTTTAGCAAAACCACACATGCAAAATATGATGGTGATTGGTTAGAAGC